CGTCTAACGGCAGGACGGCGCCCTCTGGAGGCGTCTATCGTGGTTCGAATCCATGGGTGGGAGCTTTACACCCAACGATAATCGTTGAGCAGGTATACTTATAGGATGCCTAACGCACCTAAGACCCCAACGCGTACTATCCGCGTATCTGATAGCCTATGGACCGCTGTCCAAAAGAAGGCTAAGGCAGAGAAGATTACCGTTACAAGCGTCATTATCAAAGCGCTAGAGGATTATCTTAACAAGTAACATGGGCAAGCACCACGATAAGATTGCCAAGGCCTTGGCTCAACGCCAAGCGTCAACCCCCAATGGCTCTGGTTATAAGAAGCCTGGCAGCATGAACAAGAAGAAGACTGGCTACAGAGGAATCAAGGCTAACAACGCCAAATAGTAAGTTGACAGACCCTAGGACTTGGTATTAGGTTATAACCAAGTTCAACAGATAGGGGATTTTCATGGATACAACAGCTATCCGCTCGTTTATTAATCAATATCAAAAACTTAAAGATGAAGTAGATTTTTTAAGTAAAAGACAAACAGAAATTAAAGGTCGACTAACTCAGTCTATTGATGAGTTTGGCGCCGCCGATGAACGCGGTCACATTGTTCTTACAGTCCCTGCAGAGATGTCAGAGGAACAAGATGTAACTATTATGAAGCAACGTCGTGTTGCAAAAAACCTAGACATGGATGTAGCAGAAGATATCCTTACTAAAAAAGGTATCCGCGATAAGTGTATTAAGATGGTTCCACAAATTGATGAAGCAGCAATCATGGCTGCTTTCTATGAGGGGTATTTAACAGAGGATGACATTGACACGATGTTCCCATCTAAAGTTACTTATGCATTTATTGTAGGAAAGTAATAGGCTTAAATGTCAGACGAGATAGATAAGATGTTTTCTGATTTGGATACTTATTATCCAAACAGTAAACGAAAGCGTCGGGAATTAAAAAAGCCCGAGGTAGATGTTCCAGATACATGGGATACAACATCCTATAAAAAGACTCTACCTAATGGTAAGGACATAGAGTTCTATACCATTGGCGCTCTCGCACAAGCGTTAGGAAGACCTGTAATAACAGTCCGTACATGGATTAAAGAGGGATACCTACCGCCATCACCTTACCGACTTCCCACAAAGAAGAACCGTAACGGGGATGACCATAAAGGTCGGAGACTGTACTCTCGGGCCCAGATAGAAGCAGTTGTTGAACTGTTTGGTAAGTCTGGAGTTTTGCACGTGAAACGTATAGACTGGCCAAATCAGCAATTAACAAATGCTATTGCTGATACTTGGAAACGTATCCAAGTCGAAGATGCTAAAACAAACGAAACAAAGGAATGATATGTCAATCAATCGCACGGAAGATTTTCTTCCAAAAGTAGACGAGTTCTCAGTGGACTCACAAATTGATGAGCGTCCGACTCAATCAAGCAGTAACGCAGTACAATCAGGATGGGATGCAGCCGAAAAGCTCACCGTATCCGCAGGTGACTACCCAACAGAATTTAAGTTTGTTGATGGTGAGTTCACAATTGTTAAGTTCATTGACCAGAATGGTCCCTTTGCTATCTACAAGCAACACTTCCTACAGCAGAAAACTGTGGGCAAGCGCTCGTATGTATCACTAGGGGCTAACGACCCACTATGCGTAAAGCTAGGCAGCAAGCCTGAAGACAAGAGAGCATTCACGATGGCAGTGGTTACTCCAGCAGGTGTTGTACGTCAGATGCTTATCGCAAGCCCTCGCTTGTACAAAACATTGTACGCAGCAGAGTTCTCACCACAAGGTCCTTTGACCAAGAACTACTGGGCTATTAGCCGCACTGGAAAGATGCAGCAAACTGTGTATCACCTCAACGCAGTTAAGCCACGCGACCTCATGGAAGACTGGGGAATCGATTCAGACATGGCAGAAAAGGGTGTTGCCGAAATCAAGCCGTTCGAACGTTCCGTTATTAAGGAACACACATGGGCGGAACTTGAAGAAATCGCCAACTCACTTCTCTAACAACTAGCGTTCTGGGGAGCCATGTTCTTAATCCCCTTTCTAATATGGCTCCCCAGACTCTTAAGGGGTATCAATTGAACATTATTACAACAAGAGAACAGTTAGATGAGATGGTTGTCTACTATCTTAAGCAAGATGCTTTTGCTTTTGACGTAGAAACTGTTGGAGCAAGACGAGGAGTTCCAGTTGTCAACCAAGTATTATGGATTAGCCTTGCGACACATGGTCGCGGGGATGTTATTCCGTTGGGCCACCCAAATGGTGAGTTTATATCAGAGAGCTTCCCACTCACGGGGCAAGGAGAGAAGCGCGTTCTCGCGGGCTTACAGGCTAGAGAGAGTGATTACTCTCGTGACCGCAAAAAAGCTACTAAAACTTTCGGCCCTGCTCCTGAACAACTCTTCCCAGCCGAAGTCTTTGAAGCATTAAAACCTTTATTTTTTAGTGACAAGTTAAAAGTAGGTCACAACTTAGTCTTTGATTTATGCTCTGTCTCTAAGTATCTAGATAAAAAAATACCTACAGGCCCTTACTTTGACACTATGGTTGGCTCATTTGTATATGACAACCGTAATAAAAACAAGTGTGGCCTTGACGACTGTTTAAAGCGCGAGTTGGGTTATGAGATGGAGAAGGGTGTTGGCGCTCAGGTAGAGGTTCACCCGTTTAGCACTGTGGCTAAATACGCATACCTAGATGCAAAGTACACTTTCTTACTGTGGAAAGAGGTAGCTAAAAAGATTACAGAAGCTGACCTAGATAATATTATGAACCTAGAGATGGGCGTATTAGAAGTCTTATGTCATATGAAGTTGCATGGCGCACCTATTGACACCGAGCAGCTAGCTATACTTAATACCCAGTTAGAGATAGATATAGAAAAAGCTAGGGCTGAGATTTATAAGATTGCTGGTCGAGTATTTAACATTAACTCTAACCAAGAAAAGCAGTACCTCCTATACAGCAAGAAGTCCGATGGTGGTCAAGGATTAAGCCCAAAGATTCTTACAGCAAAGGGTCAAGACAAAGAGATGAAGGGTATAGACCTAGACTACGTAGATTATTCTGTGTCAGCTGAGGCATTAGAGCCTTATCGTGAGAAGAACCTGTTAGTTCACGCTCTGCTCACCTACGCAGATTTAAATAAGTTACAGAGCACGTACGTAATCCCATACCTGGGAGGTGACGTTGTCCGTACTGTTGGTGGTAAATCTAAAGTAGAGTACAAGGAAAGCCTATTAGTTGACGGGCGTATCCACGCTGACTTTATTCAACATGGAGCTGAGACTGGTCGGTTCTCTAGTCGTAACCCAAACTTGCAGAATGTTCCTAACCCAGCAACTGCGCATGGTAAGGCTATCCGTAACCTGTTCTATGCACCGCCAGGATACAAACTAGTGGTCGCTGACTACTCACAGATTGAACCTCGCATCATTGCTTCTATGTCTAAGGACCCAACCATGGTTAAAAACTATGTAGAAGGTGGAGACATCTATACAACTGTTGGAGATGTCATGAAGGTAAACCGTCAGGCTGGAAAGGTTCTTGTTTTATCTATGGCATACGGCGTAGGTCCAGATAAGATTGCTCGTTCTATTGGATGTACCGTTACCGAAGCACGTACTTTATTAGGAAACTTTGCGGATAAGTTTAAGTCCGTAAATATCTATCGCATTAAGGTTATTGGGGCTACTAGAAGTAAACAGTATGTATCCACCCTGATGGGGCGCAAGCGTTACTTACCTGAAATTAACTCTAGAGATTTCCTAAAGCGTGGCGGGGCTGAGCGTCAGGCGTTCAACACACGTATCCAAGGGTCTGCTGCTGACATCATGAAGCTTGCTATGATTAGGGCTCATCAGATGATTCCTGAGGGGGCTAGTATCTTGTTAACCGTACACGATGAACTTGTTACTTTAACCCCAGACAATCTTGTTGAAGAAACAAAAGAGGCTATTAGAGAAGCAATGGAAGGCATCAACTTACTAGAGGTACCGCTTATTGCAGATGTAAAGGTTGTTCAGCGATGGGGAGAGGCAAAGTGAGTTGGTTTAATCGTTTCTTTAAAAAAGGTGGAGAGTCCTTTAACGTATCTTTTGAGAACTTTAAGGAAGAGATACCGTTAGGAACGTTGATGCGTTGGTATCTATACGACACGGACCTATCTGAGCACCCAAACGAGTTAGCTTTACTGTTAGGCATGAACCCTGTAAGTGATGAGGGACATGAGCATGAGACTGGCGAAAGCGAAGCACGTCTAGATAACGTTGAGTATTTAATACCTTTTATATCCACGATTGCAGAGCTAGGTGCTGATGTCATTGTTGCTATGCAAATAGATGAAATTAAAAAACGAGAACCAGATGGGTTTTTAGAAAAAGAAATTGAAAGAGAGACTGAAATGATGCATATGATGTATAGAATGATTGGTTTCTCAGCTTTATTAGGCGGCTTGTCAACCGCCATGAAACTTGGTTTAATAGTACCTGGGGAAGTTTACTCAACTGACCTAGCTTATAGAAAGGATGAGGACGATGAGCAGTAATTGGTGGGCTAACAAATTAGGGAGCACACCCGCTCCAAGACCTCAGCCAGTAGCACCACAGGTTCAACCACAACAACAACCTGTTTATCAACAACCTCCTTCATACCCAACAGTTCAACAAACAGTGCCTTTATCAGAACGTTGTCCTGGATGTGGAAGTAACAACTACGGTGGGGCAACTCCTGAGTCTCGCAAACGCTGCTATGATTGCGGTTATCCAATTGTTCAATCTGGAACTGGTGTTTCTGGAGTAAATAGCCCAAGAGCAGACGGTCCTACTCAAGCAGCAAAACAAGTACAAGCAGGCGGTTTTAATCCAAACACAATCATAGGACACATTTAATGAATGCAGAGTTAATAAAAGTCTTAAAGAATATTAACAAGAAGTACGGGGATGACACCATCATTCTCGGGTCTGACATTAAGACTGATGTTGCTAAGCGTTACACAACTGGCTCAGTATCACTGGACGTTGCATTAGGCGGTGGGTGGCCAGTAAACCAGTGGCATGAAATCATTGGTGAAGCTAGTAATGGTAAAACCGCTATTGCATTAAAAACTATTGCTGCTAACCAAAAGCGCGACCCAGAGTTTACAACTGTGTGGGTAGCAGCAGAGCAGTGGGTTCCTACATACGCAGAGATGTGTGGCGTAGACTCCACTCGTGTATACGTAGTTTCAACTAACGTTATGGAGCAAGCATATGAATCTGTCATCCAGCTTACAGAAAGTAAAGCGGTCGATTGTATTGTTATTGATTCTTTACCTGCCTTGGTCCCTACAACAGAAAACGATAAGGAGATGGAGGAATCTACTGTAGGTCGTAGCGCCCTTCTAACTAATAAGTTTTTCCGTAAGGTAGGAAAAGCGTCTAAGAGAAGTCTTACAGAAGAAGAACGTCCATTTATTGGTATTGTTATTAACCAGTGGCGCTCCAAGATTGGCGTTATGTATGGCGACCCCCGCACTACTCCAGGTGGTTTGGGTAAAGACTATGCGTTCTTTACCCGTATTGAGGTTCGTCGTGACGACTGGATTGAGGTAGGAACTGGACAAGATAAGCGTCGTGTAGGGCAGAGTATTAAGGCCAGAGTTATTAAGAACAAGTCAGCCCCACCATCACAGGTGGCTACCTTTGACTTCTACTTCTCAAAGGGCAACGGTTTGCATGCTGGCGACATTGATTTTGCTAAAGAAATCCTTGCTATTGGCATACTAAACAAGGTAATCAGTAGGGCTGGTGCCTACTACCGTTACGCGGATAGACAGTGGCAGGGTTCTGATGCTATGCTTGACGCTATACGGGAAGAAATTGATTTAAAAGAGACTTTAGAACGCGATGTACTTGACTCCATCAAGGCAGGCTCCAAGTTGGTAGCCGAGAATGAGGAGTAAAGGACAAAAGGAGTCGAAGAAGCACGAGGACCGACTAGCAAAAGCAGTAGGTGGACAGCGTACAGCTGCCAGCGGTGCATTTTGGAGTCGTAAAGGTGATGTTCGGTCTAAAGACTTGTTAATAGAACACAAGTGGACTGGCAAAGCCACCGTAACCATTAAAGCTACGGTTCTAGAAAAGATTGTTACAGAAGCAATTCTTGACAGTCGTATGCCTGTCCTCGGTTTTAGTCTCAACAATGAAAATTATGTGATGCTAACTGAAGATGACTTTTTGGAACTACGCCAGAGACTTCAGGAGTTAATTGAGTGCACGAAGACGTCGGACACGTAGAGGGCTGGAGACATAAAGCCAAGTGTCGCGGTATGGATACAGAGTTGTGGTACCCACCAAGAGATAAAGCAAAGTATAAAAAGATAGCAACCGTATCTAAAGCAGTGTGTTTTGGTAAGGATGGTTTGCCAGAGTGCCCTGTGCGTAAAGAGTGTTTACTATATTCAGAGTCAATGGATGAGCAGCACGGTATCTGGGGTGGCATGTCACATCGCGAACGCAACGCGTTAAAACGTAAAGCTAAAAAAGAAGGAAAGACCCTCGAGGAGTGGGTGCTTGACTTTGATATGTGATAGGGTCTGAATATGACACAGCCTAAGTACAAGCCTTCAGGAGCATTAAAGAGTTTTGTAAACGCTGGTAAAAAACCAACCAGAGTATTAACTTCAGTAGAGAGACATGTTCTTTCTAAACCAAAAGACATGAGCCGCCGCACCGATGTGTTGCATCCATCAGAGATGGCAAGCGGTGAGTGGTGTTATCGCGCTTCTTACTTTCAGTTAAAGGGTCACTACCCTCTAGAAAGTAATAGAACCAACAGTCTTAGATTACAATCCGTTTTTGCTGAAGGCCATGGTATCCACGCTAAGTGGCAAAAGTGGTTCCAAGAAATGAACTGTCTATACGGTAAGTGGTATTGCAAAGACTGTGACGAGTACTTCTTTGGCGGCTCTGACTGTCACGAAGGGCCACTTGAGTATTGTGAAGTTCCGTTGTTCTATGAGCCTTTGCGCATTTCAGGTCATGCTGATGGGTGGTTAGTAAACCTAGGTGACCCACTAATGTTAGAGGTTAAATCTATCGGTATTGGAACTATCCGTTGGGAAAACCCAGAGCTAGTAGCACAGCACAGCGGTAATATGGAAAAGATTTGGGCAGATATTAAAGAGCCTTTTGCTAAGCACATTACTCAAGTACAAATTTATATGAAGCTTGCCGAGTTGTTAGAACTACCAGATTACCCAAGAGAAGCAGTGCTTATCTACGAAAACAAAGCAACACAGGATGTAAAAGAGTTTGTAGTACCTAAATCTGACTTTGCTATTGCACCAATGTTTGAGGCAGCAGCAATGATTATGGAAGCCATTAATAACAACACTCCTCCCGCTTGTAATTTAGACAAGTGGGGCGGATGTTCTAAGTGCGGAGGTTATAATGAGTGAGATAGTGGCAACAGGCATCAGCGAGATTGTCCTACAACAGTTAGAGTCCCAAGGGCTGCCATTAAAACGCTCAATGAACATCCAACCACCAGAGTTTCCAGCGGATATTACCTTGGTTGATGACCAAGAACTAATGGTTATGGCTGGTAAATATATGGAGAACTTAAACTTCCTACGTACTCAGGTAGCCTGCGCTAACCTTGCGGAGTTAGAAGCCACTAACTCCTATGACCTTGAGGTTGCTAAAGGGTTGCTAATGAAGACCACTGGTAAGAGCACAGAAAAAGCCGTCATGTTAAAGGCAGCAGTCGCTACTGATGAGTACATTATGGTCTTGGATAAAGCAAAGAACTATGCCCACGCATATAGAAAACTATTAGAGACTGCGTTAGAAAACTTAGAGCGTTACTACTCATTAACTAGTCGTGAGCTCACCCGACGCACGTCTAGCAGTAGGATGATGGGAAATAGATTTGTACCATGACCATTAAAAATTTTGATGGAGGTCTTGACCTCGCAGGCAGTAGCCCTGTTTCAGTGTATGTAGGCATAGACCAGTCATATAGTGGATTTGCTATAACCTTGCTAGGAAAGGACAACGCTTTTTTTACTCAGGTGTTTAAATCTGATTTACGAGGCATAGACCGTTTGGTAGAGATTAGAGCATTTCTTAGTAATGTCCTATTTGATACGCCTATTAAAATTTTAGATGTAGCCATGGAAGACTACGCTTACGCAGGCTCAGGCAGGGTGTTCCACTTAGGTGAACTAGGTGGGATGGTTAAGCTTGAGTGTCATGCTTCTGGTCACTACCCCTTACTGGTACCACCTACCAGCTTAAAAAAGTATGTAACAGGTAAGGGGACTGGTATACAAAAGAACCAGATGCTACTTCACATTTATAAGAAGTGGGGTGTAGAATTCACGGACGACAACGCCGCAGATTCCTACTCCCTAGCTAGGGTGGTTTCTGGCAAGCATGAGTTAGCGTATGAAAAAGATGTGTACGATAAACTACAAGACGTCAAACATAGGGAACGATAATGACAACACTAGTTGGTGTTCAATACGAAGATAAATGCGTATTAGCTGCAGACAGTCAGGTGACCGACCCTGATGGGCGTATTCAAAAGCATTACCAGATGGTAAAAATTTCCCAACGTGGAGACCTTTTAATTGCTGGTTCTGGTGAGGTTAACCCTTGCGATATTGCCCAGCACATTTGGAATCCTCCAAAGTTAACAGCAGCGCACAAAAAAGACGTATATCATTTTGCTATTACTAAAGTAGTACCTTCTTTACGTAAATGTTTAAAAGATAACGGCTATAACTTTGAAGAAGAGCGCGATAAAAACACAACCGAGCAGCGTTTCCATTTTCTCATTGCCGTTGGCGGTGAGATTTTTGATATTAGTGATGACCTTTCGGTAACTCGTTCTCAAGACGGGTTATACGCCGTAGGAAATGGCTCAGCATATGCTTTGGGGGCGCTTCATGCTGGTGCTAACGCCGTAGAGGCATTAGAAATTGCAGAAAAACTAGACGCTTATACCTCAGGACCATTTCAAGTAGTAAAACAAGAAAAGGTAGGCTGATGCCAAAATATGATTTTACCTGTATTAACTGTGACCGTACAGTTGAGATGCACTTTGCTTTTGATGCTACACAACGTCCTTCTTGCGAAGGTTGCGGAGAGTTTATGATTAAATCTTACACACCACCATCAGTGCAGTTTAAAGGCGGAGGGTGGGGCGGACAATGAAAAAATATCCAACTATGTACGATTTAGGGCTTAAGTTACCAGTTTTAGTTGCTGATGATGATTTTATTGAGCATTTACATGAGATGGGTTTTAGCAAAACTATTGATATTGGGGACTTAGCCCTTGAGTGGGTTGATTGGGTTAAGGAGAACGTAAATGAGTAAGACGCAAGACAAGCGAGCAGCACGTGTTGCCGAACAACAAGAGTTTATTAAGAAACGCCGCATAGCTCAGTTAGCCGTGTTTGAATCTAACTTTAACGCGGGTTTACAGTTTTATAATGACAACAAAGACAAGATGTCAGAAGAAGAAATTGCCCTTATTGATAAAGAGATTGAAGACAACCTCGCCCTAATCCATAATATAAAAAAGGAGTGGAGTTTAGATGGCCAAGAGTCATAAGAAAAAAGACTTGCTAGAAGACGGTTGGATGACCTCTGATGAGTTTGTAGACCGCCTTGCCCTTGGACTTAGGGAGTATCTAAGCTCTAATTGGGGCCATACTCACGGTCAGCTACACCATCCAGAAGACTTAGCAACTACTGCTTCAGTTTATATGGAAGTTGCTTATAGAGTTATTGCAGACTTTAGCGGTTGTCGCCATGGCAAAGGGAATTAGAGAACTAAAGCCTGATTACACAGGCACTATGGAGTATGCGGACCAGATTTGCCATGAATGCCCTACCTGTGAGTCTAGTCTGTGGAATATAAAGGCTAGTTTTCAGGATTACGAGTTAGCCCAGTATTTGTTGGATATGGAGTGTTCTGTTTGCGGCAGCTATGCCAAGGCTCCCACGCCTTTAGACAGACCAACTTTAATTTAGACTGCATAATTGTATCTACGGGGTTCCACACTATTCGTAAACCGAGGTACACATGTCCGAACCAAAAGATGAACAAATCCTACGCGTTGGCGCAGGAAGCAACCCACAAGCTGTAGCATCAGCTATTGCCCACAGCATTTATGAAACTCGCACTTGTAAAATTCGTGCAGTTGGCGCTGGCGCAGTAAACCAAGCCGTTAAGGCAATCGCTATTGCCCGTGGATACACAGCTCCACGAGGTCTAGACCTTCTTTGCATCCCTGGCTTCTCAAGCATTGACAGCCATGACGGTCAGATTTCTGCAATTGTTTTTGATGTAAAGGCAAGTTAACCCTGTATTTCTACCCCAATAGATATACCCTGTTATTACTCCTAAGGCCAAAGGAAACCATATGAAAAAAGACTCAACAAAGAACTCAGCACCGATTGCTCCGACATCTGCGGAACCATCAAACGCTGCAGGTTCAAAGCCACAAGTTGCTAGACCTGTAAAGGGAACACTTGTGAAGAAGACTGGCAACGCTAAGGGTGCAACAGACCCTTACACACAGGCAAAGCCAGCACGTAAGAACATTCTTGGACAACTCGCTCGCGGTGGCGCTCGCTACGGCATTCGTGTTAAGTTCCAGAAGAGCACTGCTCCAGAAGCAGGCGCTACTCAGAGCAATGGTCGTATGTTTAGTTCAGCCATTAATCGTCAGCGCCCAAATTTCAAAGACGGCAGCAGCAACTAAAACTTAATAGCTAGAGGCCCCGCTATATGCGGGGCTTTTTGCATTTTGGGAATATATTTTATATTAGATTGTTGTATACTATAGATGACTGCTCAACCGAGGGTCACTTAACTTATATCGTCTAAGGAGATATATTATGGCTTCAGGCTACCCAATGGGCTCACCACATGAAAGAAATCAAGAATGGTCGATTCCCCATCAACCAAAGCAAATACCAGCAGGAACTCAACAGCTTATTAAGGGTTATCAACTAGCTGCAGAACGTTCCGTAGACCCATTTAAACTGCTACACAACATGCTAGACCCGTGGACATTTGGGTTTGAGCGCCACCTAGAGTTCTTCGAGAACCTAGAAGACGTTCGTATTAAGTCCAACTACCCCCCATACAACATCAAGACCCTACCCGATAATAAGGCGCAAATTGAGCTTGCTATTGCAGGGTTTAAGAAGGATGATGTTAAGATTACCTATAAAGAAAACATCATCACAGTCGAAGGCAACCAAGGCGAAGACGATGCGGAGTACTCATATAAGGGTATTGCAGCACGTAACTTTGTACAGAAGTTTGCAGTTGCAGACGACGTAATTGTAGGAGACGCAAAACTATCTGATGGTTTCTTAATCATTGAGCTAGAGCGCCTCATTCCCGAAGGCAAAAAAGAAAAAACAATCAAGATTAAATAAGACTGTCCATGGACGTCCACTGACGTTCACCAGTGTTATTATATGATTGCAAGACGTACTGTAACCCTGTTATAGTACGACTCCCCCTTCTTGTACCGTGACCCCCTGCTAAATATTTTATTTAGCAGGGGGTTTACTTTACTTACCGCCACTGATTCTTTATGATACGCTTACTATCACACACGAGACGGGGCGAAAGGACAACCTATGCCTAAGGAGCCAGATAAAAAGAGTCTGGGCGATTTGCTTACAGAATTAGAGGCAAATCCAAAGAGAAGCAAAAGCGCAGGTGCATGTATCTGTGGTAGATGGTTAACAACTATTGATAAAGATACAGTAGAGCGTATGTATAAAGCTTTTGGTGGAACAAAAATTCTTGTAGATATTTCTAATTACTTTTATGCAATTAAAGAAGTGTATCCAGAGATTCCATTAGAAAAGACAACGTTCTATATGCACTTTAGAAGAAAATGCTCATGCTATAGAAACAACGGAGATAATGCCTAATGACAACAAAATTAAGTTTAAACGATATTTTAGATATGGCTATAGTAGACGCGGAAGTCGCTCCTACTAACTGGGCTTGGCCACCAATACAACAAGCAAAGCCAACAGTTATTAAGCCAGCAGAATATAAAGAAAAACAAGCAACAAAAAATGGATTTAAATTATTCGTATTTGTACCCGACCCACAGATTGGTTACCGCAAATACGAAGATGGAGCACTAGACCCATTCCACGATGAAGCAGCAATTGATGTACATTTCCAACTACTTGCATACATGGAAAAACGCTACGGCGTAGATGAGATTGTGCACCTAGGCGATTACTTAGACCTACCAACAATGGGTAAGTACGCCCAAGAGGAAATGTTTGCACACACTGTGCAACCAGCACTTGATTACGGCCACGCTTTGCTAGCTAAACAACGTGCCACTTGCCCAACTGCAAAGATTACTTTAATTGAAGGTAACCACGACTGCCGTATGCAGAAGTACGTAACAATGAACGCCATGGCTTCTAAGGGTATTAAACGCGCAGGCGCTACTCCAGAAGATTGGCCTGTTATGTCTATTCCTTTCCTACTTCGCTTAGATGAAATTAATGTTGATTACGTAGGTGGTTACCCAGCAGGTGAGTATTGGATTACTCCACACTTACGTGCTGTACACGGAACTACTGTCCGCTCTGGTGGGTCAACCGCTTCAGCGTATGTAAACAAGAACCCACACGTATCAACAGTGTTTGGTCACGCTCACCGTCAAGAGATGCAGTACAAAACTGTGGCTAATGGCGATGGCCCTATCCGTTCAGTGTCAGCGTCACCAGGATGCTTATGCCGTGTAGATGGTGCCGTTCCTTCATATGGTTCTGGTTTAAATGACCAAGGACGTCCACTTAAGCACTGGGAAGACTGGCAGCAGGGAATTATGATTGGCTGGGTCCATGAAGATGACGGCCATTTCACCTTGCAACCTATTCATATTATGGATGGCGAAGCTATTTACGAGGGTAAAGAGTTTAAGGCGACCGTCTAAACATACAGGCGTATGATTGAGGCATGACTGCCCCACACCAAAATACACAAAGTCTAGGCGCTGCAGGTATGCAGGGCACCTACACCAATTACGGTGGCGGTGGAACCCCTGTTGCTCGTTCAGAGCTTGACTTCTTGCGTATTGGTCAAGGACGTATACCTCAAGCTGAGTATCCAGACGGATACCTTGGAACTATTCGTACACGTCGTGACGACCGTGGCCGTGGCAAACCAAACGGAACATCAGAAAATGTACTTGACAGCTTAAAGACTCGCGTCACTCAACGCTCATACCAACGCGGTGTTCACCGCGGTGAGCGTATTGACCAGTCTGATTATTACTATCCCGCAGGTTTAGAAAACACAAGAGGCATCGCTCGACAGATGCAAGCATCTAAAGAGGGAAACGTATATAAAGTTAAGCGTCACGTTGAAGCCTATAACTTGGTGCCTGCTCCTCACCTTCCTAACGACGGTAAAGCAGGCCCTACTGTTAAGAGTGATTCACCTGTTAACATTAATAAGGTACGCCAAGAGCAGATGTCGCGCATGCGACCACAGTGGAAGTAAAATATGCCAGGTAAATA